CGAAAGAACTCTGGTCTACAATCTGACGGTGGATGACGCACATCTGTTCTATGCGAATGGTATATTGTCCAGCAACACAGATATGGAAGACCACGCAGCAGACAGCGTTCGTTACGCTATGCTTTCAAGGCCATTCGTGCGGGATCTGGCGCCGAAGCCGGTCGTTGATAGCTGGAGCAGGGCATTCCAGCGGGCCTCGCGCGCCGACGTGGACGCTTGGCGAATAGCCTAGCGTGCCTCCAATGCCTCGACGCGGCGGGTGATCGCGTCCAACTGATGCTGGATGTCGGTATCAGCCTCGGTGCGACCCAGCAGCAGCCGCTGGCCAGCCAGCAGCGCTCGCTCGACACGCTCCAGCCGGCGCTCTACGCCAACCAGCCGACCGGTCACGTCACGCTGCTGGTCCAACACCCGTTCCATGAGCAACTGCAGCAGCTGCAGCAGCTCGAGCGATGGTTCGGGCATTACTTGGCCTCCTGCTTCAAGGCGCCAACCTAGCGCCAGCTACATCGAGAGACACGTCTCAAAAGTATGTCGTCCGCAAAGTCCGTTTATCGGACGGAACGACCACACCAGCATCATCCAGACCAATCGGCGGATTGTTGGACGCTCGCAAAAGCCCCAGAGCTACGAACCAAACCCGCCGACATCCACGCGAACCAGCCAAGTGCACATAGCAACATCAGTGGTTTAGCATGACCGACACCATGAGTGATCAGCACCGCGAATATGTCGCAGCGTTGGCGGCATACACCGCAGCCAAGGCGCGTCTGATCGAGGCGAAGAAGCATTTCGACCCCAAGTCGGCGCCAGAGGCCATCGAGCACCGCAAGGCTAGGTCGGCAGGATATCGGGCGAAGCGTCGCGCTGAGCGCAATACACCAGAGGCCAGAGCGGAACGTGAGCGTAGACGCCAAGAGCACGAGAAATGGCTGCAGGAACGGGCAAGCATAGGCCAGCGAAGGATCGAGGAAAGGGAGAACATGCCGGACGTTCTGCGCATTCTGACGCGCGTCGGGGAACGGCCATGACCGACACCGCCACCATGACCGGCGCCCAGTTCCGCCGCCACGCCGGCACCGATCCGGCGAAGTGGGCCGAGGCGATGCTGGATGCGACCGCAACCGCCTACACGGCATCCAAGGCTGAGCGCATCGCCCTCGTGGCGCAGTGGTTCCGCGACTACGCCGAGGTATGCGTCGCCGAGGCCGTCGCGCGCGACACCGCAGCGGTGGGCCGCCTCGTGCCGCCCGCTGGCGAGCAGACGCTGGATGCCAGGACGAACGCGGCGAAAGAACTGGTTGGCGGCCTCGTGCCGCGTGTGCCGTAGTGCTATAACGAAGCGGCTCGGTGGGGTGGTGATGCACCCCAGTCCGAGCCTAACGGCTGGCCGCAAGGCATATCGCGAGGCGAATAGGGACCGCATCAATGCATACCGACGCGTCACGGCGCTGGAGAAAGGGCCGCAGCGTAGCGCCATTGTCCGGCGCTGGTATCAGAGCGAGAAGGGCAAGGCATGGTTGCGAGATTACGCAGCCACAAAGCGGGCAATTGTCCGCAACCGCCGAGCCAAGCAAAGAGAGTCAATAGGGCGGCATTCAGCAGAGGACGTTGCTGAAATCTTACGGCTACAGCGTGGCCGATGCGCCTACTGTCGAAAGCCGGTTGGTGACGATTACCACGTCGATCACATCATCTCAGTCGCCAAAGGCGGCACAAATGACCGGCGCAACCTTCAGATAGCTTGCGCTTTTTGCAATGTGAGTAAGGGAGAGCGAGACCCGATCGATCATGCCCAACGGATCGGGTTGCTCATCTAGGAACCAGTGTCAGACACAGCCACTCGCATCGATCCGCAGGACGATGCCTCTCCTGCTAACCTCACGGGAAGCGGCGCTGGAGACGCGTACCCAAAAGACCTAGACGATCTGCATGATAGGCTGGTGCGTTGGTTTGAAGAGAGCGAACTTGCCAGACAAGACGAGATCACGCTGGCGGAGCGCGATAGGTCGTATGTCGACCATGAGCAGTGGACTAAAGATGAACTAAAGCTGCTAAAAGAGCGTGGGCAGCCGGCTATTGTCATTAACAAGGTGAAAGATAAAATTGAGCTACTATGTGGGATGGAAAGAAAGGCAAGAACAGACCCGAAGGCATTTAGTCGTACTCCAGCAGAAGAGGACAGGGCTGACGCTGCGACGCAAGCTTTACGCTATATTGCTGATGACAACAGCTTCCCGCTTGTCCGTAGTGCCGTATTTGAGAATATGCTGGTCGAGGGTGCCGGCGGCGCTGAACTCGGCCTCGAGGACGATGGGCAAGGCGGCGCCAACGTCACCATCACGCACGTCCCGTGGGATCGCGTCTGGTATGACCCGCACTCGCGCTCCCTCGACTTCTCCGATGCGCGCTACAAAGGCCTCGTCATCTGGACCGACCGCGACCAGTTGGAGGCCGACTATCCCGACGCCGACGACGTGATCGAGGCTTCGTTCAGTAGCGTGGATTTTTATTACAATGACAGACCGGAAACCGCGTTCTGGACCGACAACAATCGCCGGCGCATCAGGCTGGTGCAGTGCCATTGGGACGAGCGCGGCACTTGGTGGCAGGCGACCTATACCAAGCACGGATTGCTGGCCAAGCCACAGCGCTCGCGCTTCAAGGACCGCAAGGGTAAGTCATGCTGTGGCTTGATCCTGCAGTCCAGCTACATCAACCGCGAGAACCAGCGCTACGGCATGGTGCGCGGCCTCATCAGCCTCCAGGACGAGATCAACAAGCGTCGCTCCAAGGCGTTGCACCTGCTGTCCGTGCGCCAGGTGGTGGCCGAGCAGGGCGCGGTGTCCGATGTCGACAAGGCCCGCCGCGAGGTCGCCAAGCCGGATGGCTACATCGAGGTGATGCCCGGCTTGAAGTTCGAGATTGAGCAGACCGCGGACCTGGCCGCGGGACAGTTTCAGCTGCTCCAGCACGCCACCGCAGAGATGCAGCTTTCGGGGCCGAACGCGGCGATGTCTGGCATTGATCCGCGGGAACTGAGCGGCAGAGCTATTCTCGCCCAACAGGCCGGCGGCGCGGCGCAGAACGAACCGCTGGCCGACAGCCTCCGCTACTGGTCACGGCGTGTATACGAGTCATGTTGGCAAGCAGCCAAGGAATACTGGACCGGTGGGAAGTGGGTCAGAGTGACCGATGACCTCAACGAAACCAGGTGGGTGGGAATTAACCGGCCTGTGAGATTGATGGATCGTCTAGCCGACATGGACCCGCAACATCGGGCTATGATCATGCAACAGATGCAACTCGTTCCCGGTGATCCACGGCTACAGCAGGTCGTTGGTATAGAGAACGACATAAGTAGTCTGGACATCGATATAAGCATTGAGGAGGGAGTTGATATCCCGTCACTCCAGCAGGAGCAATTCCAGGCCCTTGTCCAGATCGCCAGTATCCAACCTGGCCTTATCCCCGGCGACGTGCTGATTGCCGCCTCTGGATTGAAAGATAAAGACGCGCTGTTGGAACGGATGAAAGCGCATCAACAACAGCAGCAACAGGTCCAACAGCAAGCAGGCCAACTCGCCACACAGCATGCGCAGGCTGACATCCAAGGCAAACAAGCGAAAGCGGCCGCTGATGCTGCGTTGGCCAAGGAGCGTACCGTGAATGCGGCGCGCAACCTGCACGACGTGCACGCCGATTTTACTGCACCACCCTATGGCCAGTCATGGGTGGCGCCTGACGCGCCATCAGGGCCTATGGCCGCGCCGGAACCGCAGATGCAGCCGGACATAAAAGCGGCACACGACCTAGCCGACCTCAGGGCCAAGCATGCCAAGGCAGCAGTGGATGAGGCCAAAGTGGTGCACACGCGAAATCAGGCTGTTGGAGAGATTGCGGATACGCACAACACGATGGTCACGACGAACCGACTTCTTAGGACGCCCATCCCGCAGCCTGCATCGCCGGGCGGCGGGCCTTAACTGAAGCGTGCAAATTCGCCATGAAGCCGCTTGGCCGCTGCGACATAAGCCGCATAAGCCTCTTCCTTGGTGTCGAATATCCCAAGATACCTCTGATGATTGTTTGCTGTAATGGTTGCTATCCATCTCTCTCCGTGTTTGGAGACACCCTTAAACCCACTGGTGTTGGTTGATCTAATGCGGGTGTTGCTGCCGTTCTGACGGCGTGTTGCGTCTCTGAGGTTCGTCCACACATTGTTGCCCCCGTCCGTGTCGATGTGATCGACCTCCCCAGTGGGCCATTTGCCGGTCATGTAGAGCCACGCAAGCCGATGAGCATGGTAGTTAACGTAATTGACCGCGATGAGCATGTGACCGTTAGGACGGCGATACCCGCCTGCCGGTTTACCAGAAAATCTGGTGTTCCATTCTTTTCGTTGGTCCGGGCGATATCGCCAAGTGAAGTCGCCGGTTTCCGGGTCATAGATGAGCGCTGCACGCAGTTGCTCAGCGGTCAATGAAGTGCCAGAGGTCTTTGCAGCCATTTCGCTTACTCCAGATAGCGTGATGGTCAGGGACCCGGTGGCTGCTGATACAGCGCCGGGTTCCGCACACATAGCACAGACGCCCATTCCACAGCCACAACCGCAAGGTGGTGCGCCATGACGATCGGCTTCATTTTCTGGTTGATAATGCTACTGGCCATTGTCTTCCATATCGGCGGCTACTGGGGACCGTATGCGAACAATCCAGGTTATGTCCGCTTTAATGGTCTGTGGTTGTTCGTGCTCTTGTTTCTTCTCGGATGGGCAACATTTGGCTTCATGATCCAGGGGCCAGGCGTGCGATGAGTCCGCTTCTCCTGATCATCATCATCGTGCTGCTGTTCGGCGGCCTGGGCGGGGGCTACTGGGGCCATTCACGAGGCTACTACGGCGGCGGCGGGTTTGGCGGCATCGGGCTTATCGTTGTCGTCCTGGTGTTGTTCCTGTTGTTCAGTGGCCGGTTCTGATGGTGACAGCCCATGCTGTTCTGGACCCTCGTCGGCCTCGTCCTGCTCGCGGTGGT